ATTAGTTGCAGCAATAATAGTGTTTGGAGTCAATTCAGCACCACCAATAACACCTGCGGGAGTGTTTACACCTGCGGCTTCAGCTTGAAAAGCTGCTGTTATTCCTGTTACAATTGGTACTTTTTGTGAAGCACTTAATCCAGTATAAAAATTCGCTCCACCTCCTACAAGAACAGAAGCAGCAAACATATCATCAGTAAATGAACGAACATCTGAAGGAGAAGCACTTGCTGTTACTGCTGTGTTATTAGCACGAGATTCTAATACTGAACTTGGAATAGCAACACCTCTAAAGTTTTGATTAGGATTTTCGTTACGAGCTTCCTGATCCATTTCACGCACCAAACCTTCTATTCTACCTGATTTTGCAGCGTTTACAGCCTCAAAGAAAGAATACGATCGTTCTTCTTTAGATGTACCTACATCTTGAGTTTCAAAAGAAACTGGATTAGAAGCAACTTCTGCGTTTAATTTTTCTTGACGTTCAATAACTTCAATATCTTTAGCCATTTTGTCAATGTTAGTCATCATACCATCGTATGATACTTGCTCGTCATTTGTGAAATCACGAGATTCATTTTTTGCCAAGTTTAACAAGTCGTTAGCTTTTTCAATAGCATTTGCTCGTTCTTGACGAATTTCAATCGAATTTTTCATATTCGTTTTTTTAGTTTTAATTCGTTACTTAATATATTTAACTTTGAATCGTCAAACGATTCCTTAACTTCTTGTTTTACTTCGACAATTACTTCAGATTCCTCTTTTTCAAAGTTCTCCTTAGAACGAAGAGCAACATCGGTGTTTGCATAAGCACCCACCCCTACTATAGAAACATCAACTAACCGACCAATTTTATTAATTTGTCTTCGTGTTGTATCTCCATCTTTACTCCACTCGTCATCTTCTACAGTAAATGCAAAAGAAGATTCATAAAGCAAACCTCTTTTCATAAGTTCTGCTACATCTTTTCCTGCTGTTGTGTCAGGTAAAGTAGCATCATATCGTAACCCTCTTTCGTCTACAGTTAATTGTAGTGTACCACCTATATTTCTATCTAACATTAAGTTAGAATCGTGGTTATAAGTTAGGATTACATTATCTTCTAATCTCCCGTCAAAAGCACGAGTAGATATTGTTTCTCTAAAACCTAAATCTCTACTATCAGTATCGAACAAGGCAGCGTAACCAGTTACTTTTTTTTCTTTTGAATCTTCATCCATCCGAACCTCTAGGTTACCATTATATATTCTAGTTTCTTTATTTTCCATATCGTAACTATTTTTTTCTTCTTCTTTTTTAATCTGTGCTGATTTTTTTCTTGACCAACTAAACCCTGCATCTCCGCCCCATAATGCCCAAGCTATTCTACCAGCACTTGGATAACCTTCTTCTCCTGGTCTAAATCCTTCAGCCTTCTTATCTACTTCGTGTCTACTAAAAAAACTAAACATTCTTTTTATTGTAGAAATAGTTAAAGAACCATTAATTATATCTCTTGCTCTTGCAACACCTACACTCGTTCCACCTCTACCAAACTCTTTTCTCCACTCCAAACCTTTCTTAGCTTCGGATTTCATTCCACTTGTAGGGGTTGTATTTATGTCTTTTAAAGCCATTATTTTTATATATCACTAAACACCCAACCATTTAAAGGGTCATTTAATATAAGTAAAATTTCACTCAAAGTATAAGTAGTTTTACCCTCTAAAAAAGATGGTGTATCACCCTCAAACTTTACAAAACTTTCACTACCATCAATTTTATATCTAAGAGTTTCTTTACTAGTTTCAAGAACTTGATTAAAATCAACACTTTCTACTTCGTCTTTATTTATAATAACATATTTTCTCATATCTTATGGTGCATCTGTTACTATTGTTGGACTATTAATTAAAGTACCATTATTACTTCCTGCTTGATCTACTATTGTACTAGAATTATCACCAACTCCATCTCCCATTCTCCACCAAGACAATAAATTTGAAGTTCTATCTGTGTCGTATGATGCTGATAAACTTAAATCTGTTGGCTTTCCTGAATTATATAATTTATCAACATCAGCACTACTTAAAGCTGCATTATATATAGCTACTTCATCCATTAAAGTTCCATCAAGAGTTACATTACTACCAAATGCACCTACTCTTAAATCACCAGTATTATCTATATCAGCTTCTGAAGCTGCTGCAGATGTACTTGCAATTTTATTTACATATAAATTAAGTCCAGTTGAACCATTACTTCTATCGCAAGATACTACAACGTGATTCCAACTACCTTCTGCTAAAGCACTTCCTGAATAAACAATACTAAATCTTACAGTTCCTGCGTCTGTCGCTTCAAATTTAATTTTATCAGATGAATCTGAAAATATTTTCCAATTATTACTATTATTTTGTCTTTTACCTAAAAAAGTATTATTAGTAGCTTCACTAACCTTAACCCAAAAAGAAATACTAAAATCTGTTGTCGAACCAAGATTTAAAACATTACCAATTTGCATATAATCATCCGTACCATCAAATGCTACAGATTTAGTTGAAGCAAAAGACTCAACAAAACTTCGGATTGCTCCGATTGTATTTTGTATGGCTATTATCATTTATTAATATAAAGCAACCATATTAGTTGCAGAAGTTCCTGTACTATAAACTCTATCTACTTTAACTGGTAAAATACTTCCCGCAGGAACATTTTTAAACACAATAGCATCGCCTGACCCTGAACAATCAACTTTAATATCTCCCGCTACACCTACAAAAATAAGTGCTTGTATAGTACCTAAGTCTGCTCCATCGCTTGGCGAAACTGCTACAGCTTCTGTTGCTTGTAATTTAATTTGATTTAAACTCATAATAATTATATTTCTCTTTTTGTTGATTCGCCTAATTTATCTAAAGGCATCATATTACTTTGCATATAAACTTTTTCACTTTCACCACCCATAGAATTTAAGTCTTCATATTGTCTAACCTCGTCAGGTGACATTACACCGATGTTTACTAAAGTTCGGTAGTAATCTGCTCTTGATTTAGAATCACCTCTTAAAAGGGCTGTAAGGTTAAATTTAAAGTATTGTGTACCTTTTTTGTTGAAAGGAATTAATTTTTGATTTAAAGACATTTCAATACGCTTAATCCAAGGTGTAATTGTGTGTACTGCAAAATCTATTTGCTGTGCTTCAATGTTTGAATAAGTAGCGTTGCTTAAATCGTTAATTAGGTGGTTAGGTACTCTAAATATTCTAGCAATATCGCTAATTTGATATTGTCTAGTTTCTAAGAATTGTGCTTGATTGTTTGGAATCTGTCGACTCATAAATTCCATTCCTTCTTCAAGTATTGCTGTTTTACCTGCGTTGATAGAACCACTATAAGTTTGATTCCAACTTGCTCTTAATCGTTTAGCAGTTTCAGGTTTTAGTGTTCCTGGATGTTTAAGAATACCGCCTACGGAAGCACCATTTTTAAAGAATGACCCTGCAAATTCTTCTATGGATAAAGATACACCTAAAGATTGTGCGTGAGTTTGTATTGGAGATTTACCAACAATACCATCACAAGACAAACCTTTTATGTGAAGCATATTGTCTGAACCAACCTTTCCAGTTATAGGATAAGGTATAGTTTCGTTTTGTTCTATTTGATAATAAACTTCTCTACCATCAGGCGATACATAGACAGTAACATCTTCACATTGAATAGGGATAATTTGAGTAGGTAAACCACCATTATTTCTCTCAATATAAGCATAAAAGTTACCATCTAAACAGAGGTCTACTAAAGCCTTTTCAAAGAAATTAAAGGAATTGTAAAGGGTAGAAGGTTGTTCACCTACTAGCAAATGTAGTGGATTGCTAGATAAAATATATCTCTTGTCACTTTGGTCTTTTTCGTAAAGCGAGATAGGCAGAGAAGCAATAGTTTCAGAGATTACTCTTACACAACTCCAAACTGTTGAAAGTTGTAAAGATCGTAACTTATCTACAGGTTGCCCTGAAGCATTGCCTATTAGACTTGTGTTGTAAATACCTGAGCCGTAAAACCTTTGTTCTTGGTTTTTAACTTGTGGTTTTCTTTTAAAAAAATCAAATATTGATGTTGCCAAATTCCTATAAGTTTAATGTACCTTACCCATATACATATATATAAATTCACAATATGTGAACCTTTTATTTGTATTTTTTTTGTAAATATTTCTTAACCCTACTTAAACTTTTGTGAATTTGCCTTGTAGAAACACCTTTAATGTCTGCTATTTCCTTTATTTTTAACTTGTAAACATATCTTAAATTAACTAAATCTCTTTCTTTTCTAGTTAAAAAGTGATGTATGTCTACCCAAATCTTATCAGCTAAAGGATTATATTCTTCTTCTATGATAGGTAAATCAAGAATTTTTTGCCTGTATCGTTTGTGAAATGGAGATGTAGAAGATAAAACTTGATTAGTAATTATTCTTGCTACATAAAATTTAAAGTGTCCTTGCTCGTAAATTGTTTTAATAGATTCGTTACGCTGTGTTAAAAGTATCAAGCAAACTTCTTGAACTAAATCATCTAAGAAGTGAAGATCGTTATTTGTGCGTAAAACATTAATTGCAATCTCTCGAATAACATTGTATTGTGATTCTACAATTTGCTCTTTACATAAAAAATATTTCTTTGTCATCGTAAGTTGAGCCACCTTTATTTTTATTTTCCATAGCTTCACTTAGTGCCATAATACAAGCCACTACACCATCAATCTTTTCGTTACTCTTAGCCTTATTTGGCTTTACATTTCCTGGAGCGTCTAAAGTCAAAACTACATTTGACATCATCCACCTTAACACAGGATCGCCCCCGTGTCTTATCTTGCCACCTAAAACTAAAGTTTCAAATTCTTTTGTAGCAGGTGACATTGTTTTAAATCCTTGACCTACAGGAATCATAGGACAACCTTCTTCCATTAAATCAATAACAAGTTGTGACGAGTTCCACCTATCGTAAGCAACAATTTGTATGTCGTACAATTCACTTAAATCACGAATTTTTTGCTTTATGTAATTGTAATCTGTTACATCTCCAGGAGTGTAAATAACGTACCCCTCACGTTCCCACTTATCATAATTTACCTTATCTCTTTCAGACCTTTTTCTAGCGTTATCTTCAGGAATAAAATTGTAATTAATCACATCGTAACCACCCTCTTCATCAGGAAATAATAAAGCAAGACAAGTAATATCTCGTGTACTTGCAAGGTCTAATCCTGCGTAACAATATTTGCCTTTTAAAGATTGTAAATCTACTTCATCAGAACAACCCATCCACTTTTCGTCACTTATCCACTTAGTTTCATTTGCAACCCATTGACACAAATGTAATCTACGGAAAGTGTTTTCGTATGAAGGCTCGTTTTTTGCCTTGATAGATTGTTGCATCATATACTCTTTTTTGATAATTGTTCCGTAACCTGGATTTGCTTTCTTCCAAGTTTCTTCACTAAAAATATCATCGCTTTCATCAGCTTCGTAAATGATACCTAAGAATGAATCATCTTCGATTGATCCGTCAATAAGTTTTTTTGTGTAGTCGTAAAGTTCTCTTGATATGTGGTCCTTCTGATTACCTGCTCCAGCTGTGGTGATTCCTAGTAAAAGTGGCTCTTTCCTCGCCCCCATACTCGTGAGTAACACGTCATACAAATCTCTGTTTTTATGAGAGTGAATCTCATCAAGCAAACAACAAGATAAATTTAATCCGTGTTTTGTGTCTGCATCAGCCGAAATAACTTTGTAGTATGACCCCACCCTATCGTAAGTGATTGAGTCACGATAAGTACCTGCTCGTTTAATCAAATTAGGTTCTTGCAAAACCATATTTTTAGCAATCGAAAAACTTAATCTTGCTTGTTCTTTATCTGCCGCAGCACTTACAATCTCAGCACCTTTCTCTCCATCTGAAAAAAGCATATAAAGAGCAATGCCAACCATCAAAGTTGTCTTACCATTTTTTCTAGGAATAAAAATAAAACATTGTCTAAATTTACGAAGATTTGTTTCTTTAGATTTCCAACCAAATATCCCCTCAATAATTTCTACTTGCCAAGATTCTAGTTTGAATTTTTGACCTGCAAGTTCTCCCTTAGTATGTTGACAAAATGTTTCGATAAAATCACAAGCCCTTCTAGCAGATTTTTTATCAAAGTAATATCTTTGCTGGTCAATCTTGTGTAAGTTATTCGCCACCGTGAAAAAAGTTTTCTATTTTAACGTCAGGTGTTGTACCTACTTGCTCCATAGCATTTACCTTTGCCCTACTCGATGGTGTTAAACCAAACTCTTTTAGTAATTGAAATATCCTTACAAAAGATTGATTAGCAATTTGAACTTCAGGTCTGATAGTTGGTTTTGAATTACCTTCTCTCGATATGATGTCAATAGTTGCACCAAATTTATTTACAATCTCTTTTGCTTTTTTATATTCGCTGTAAGCATCACAAAGAAGCGTAAGAGCAATTTCATCTGCTTGTGTGAGGACAGACATATCGTGAAGTAAAGTGCTTAACTCACTAAACGCTTTTTGCCCATCCTCAGACAACCAACTTGGAATCGGGGGGAGTACAGAAGAAAGCACTGGTTCGTTTGGATTCAACCTGTCCTTACGAAGTGTACCTCTTTGTTTTTTAATTTCTGTTGGAACTTGTTTCAAGAATTTTCGTTTGACACAAATATATAAAAATAATTAATAATTAGATATATATCTTTATCCTTATCCTTATCCTTATCTTTAACCCCATAGGTGGGGTCTAATTGAGTTCTAGTTGGGGTCAAGTTGAGGTCTAATTGAGGTCTAAAATATAAGTGCTTAATTTTTAATTAGTTTGGGTAAACTTACATTGGAACTAAGTAGATAAACTACAAAATAGTAAACCCTTTTTTTTTTGCGAGTTCGATAAAAACCTGTTCAGTAGGGGCTACCCCCAAGACTCCCTTTTTATTGACACGATAAACAGAAGGTGAAGCGGCGTCTTCTTCCCTTCTTTTCTT